TGCACATGTTGGTTCGGCTGCCTGGATTGAAGCACCAACAATGCTTGGCGAGTTTGCTCACGGCACATACACAGACCGTGCAGAGCAGATGATTGAAACTGTCGTTCGCTCAGGTGGACGTCAACAGCGCCCAGCCCCAACAGTCGTAAACGACTAGTTATTTGACAACCTGAACCCGCTCATACGGTAGTGTATGGGCGGGAACAGGATGTATTTGGAGGAGTTCAGTGAGAAAACCTGCTAACTTAAAACTGTATGCAATGTTTGTTGCACAGGCCAAAGCAAAATATTCTAAATGGCCTAACCCTGGCGCTAGTGCTTGGGTTGCAAAAAAATATCAACAAGCAGGTGGTCAGTACGTAGAAACAACTGAAGCAGACCGTCGTCGAAAGATGGCACAAAAGAAACAACAACACGAACAAGAAAAGAAACGCAGTACTAAAAAAGAAGATAACAAAAAACAAGACAAGAAATCCGAAAAGGATAAAGGCAAGAAGTAATGTCATTTCTTGATTTCACGCCACCGTCGTATCGTGCGGCGTCATCTGACCTTACTATTTCTATTTCACCACTTGGCCTTGTAGAACTTGCTGACGAAGAATTTGAGGTTCACGGTCCTCGTTTAAACCGTTACTCCCTTAACTGGGCAATGTACCTTGGTCATCATTGGGGCTATCGCCGTGAACAAGGCGAAATGCAGATTGCTGTTAATTATTACAGAGCATTTAATGACTACCTTGCAAGATTTGTTTTTGGTCGTGGTGTTCATTTCCGTTCTCCAAAATCTACCGAAGCAATAGTTCCAGACCGTCTAGAACGTATCTGGGAAGTTGATAATGACAAGATGCGTGTCCTACTTGAGATAGGACAACAAGGCGGCATCACAGGCGATGTATTTGTTAAAGTAGCATACGAGGAGCCTTGGACTGACTCTGCTGGAATGTTCCATCCAGGCCGTGTTCGTATTCTTCCTATGAATTCCTCATTCTGTTTCCCTGAGTTTCATCCACATGATAGAACTCGACTACTAAGATTCAAACAAAAGTATCGTTTCTGGGGCACCTCATTAGAAGGTACTAGACAAGTATTTACTTACACTGAAATTTTGACCGATGATGTAATCGAAGAATACATAAACGATGAACTCATCGACTCACGTCCAAACCCACTTGGTCTTATTCCAGTGGTACATATTCCTAATGTTCCTGTTTCAGGTTCACCGTGGGGTCTCTCGGACGCACACGACATCATCACTATCAACCGTGCATATAACGAAATTAGCACCGATGTCGCAGACATCATTAACTATCACGCTTCTCCTGTGACAGTTATCGTAGGTGCTAAAGCCTCTAACCTTGAGAAAGGTGCAAAGAAGGTTTGGGGCGGTCTTCCAAAAGACGCCCAAGTCTTCAATCTTGAAGGTGGTGCGCAAGGAGTTGACGGCGCACTGAAGTATCTTGAGTTGCTAAAGCGCTCAATGCACGAACTAATGAACATTCCTGAGACTGCGCTTGGACAAGTCCAACCAATCTCAAACACATCAGGTGTTGCTCTGTCTATTCAGTATCAACCATTGATGAACCGCTATTCTCAAAAAGTAGCGCAATATGGTAAAGGTCTTGAGCGAATCAATGAACTTGCACTTCGCACCCTTGCCATTAAGGAACCACAGACGTTCTTCTACAATCCAGATGAAGATGGTCCTATTAAGGTAGGTCAATTAGACCGCCTTGACCCAAATGACCCAATCTCTTACATGAACTATGTGCAGTTCCCACCTCCACTTCCTCTAGATAAACTTATTATCCTCAATGAAATCCAGACCAAACTTGGTATGGGCCTTGAATCAAAAGAGGGTGCACTTCGTACACTCGGCGAAGAGTTCCCAGAAGAGAAACTACAAGAGATTCGTCGTGAACTTATGGAGGATGCAAAGGCTGATGGTGCTCTTTCTCTCATCCGCGTTCAAATACAGAAACAAATCCAAGATTTAACAGGAATGATGCCAGGACCTGATGGTTCAAGTGCGGTTCCGTTGGCTCCAACGCAGTTAGGCGATGGGGATGTTATGGGAGATGGAATCGAAGGACCACAAACTCCAAAAAAACTAGAGGACCCAGCAGTTCAAGAGGCCAAGATGATTGAGGACCAAGCCGAGGCTGGTATCCGAAATGACCTACTAACCCAAGCCTATGGAACTAAGATTCCACAAAGACGGGTGGTAGATAGAGAGTAGATTTCCAACTGTAAAAAGTTTGGAATATAACGAGACAATTACGCATAAATGTAATGCAATTATCTCATAACAATCAAGGGACACGCCGCAAGGCATACGGACAACGAGACAAGAAAGATAAGTGAATACTGCTATGGATAACACAGTAGAAATGACAGACACAAATCTGTCACCAATTGAAAGTAGCGAGTCAACTATGTCTTTACCTGGATATACAGCCGATGATATTGCAAAGGCACGTGAACAGGAAAAAGCAAAGTTGTACCCACAACTTGAAAAGATGAAAGAAGAACTCGCATCTCTGAAAAGAGAACGTGAGGAAACGGCAGCCCGTGAAGCAGAGCGTCAAACACGCATTGCTGAAGAGGAAAGTCGTGCAGCACAGTTGAAGAAGGAACAGGAAGAGAATGAACTGTCCTTCAAAGACCTTCTCAAAAAGAAGGAGCAAGAATTTCAATCTCAATTAGAGAATGAACGTCTTGAAAGAGAACGTGCTATTGCACTCTTAGACCAAGAGCGCAAGTTTCAAGAGTTGATGAATTACCGTCAATCTCGATTGGAACAGGAAAGAGAAAATATCATTCCTGAACTTATTGATTTAATTGAAGGCGATACACAAGATGCAATTGAGCAGAGCATTTCAACTCTTAAAGAAAAATCTGCTCGAATTCTCGATTCCGCTCAACAGGCTATGCAGTCTGCTAGAGCACAAATGGCAGGACCACGCATAACAGCGCCTGCCTCAGGACCCCTCGACACCAATTCGGACACACAATCGTTAACACCTGATTCAATCAGGGAGATGTCATTGGCAGACTATGCGAAACAAAGAGCCAAATTGCTTGGCAATGCAGCAAACAATCGTGGTCAGGGACTGTTCGGTTAATCCAACAACTATCTAGAAAGGACTTGACCTAAATGGCAAGTGCAATTACAGGTACTGGTCAACTAGCCAGCGCCCCTACCGCTTATTCAGGCTCTAATACATCCCTGAATCAAGCAATTCAAACAATCTGGTCGAAGGAAATCCTCTTCCAGGCAATGCCAATTCTTCGTTTTGAACAGTTTGCTGTAAAGAAGACTGAACTAGGAGTTGCTCCTGGTCTTCGTGTGAACTTCCTTCGTTACAAGAACTTTGCAGTAGACCCATCTCCTCTAACAGAAGGTGTTCGTATGACAACGAACGCTCTTACTGCAGAGCAGATTGCAATTACTGTTGCAGAACACGGCTACGCAGTAGCAGTTTCTGAACTTCTTCTCAACGCATCCTTCGATGACGTAATGGCTTCTGCCTCACGTCTTCTTGGTCGCCACATGGCACAGTACCTAGATGTACAGGCACGTAACACACTATCTGCAGCAACATCTGCAGTATTTGGTTATGACCGCTCTGCACTACAGGGTGTCAATGACTGGTACAACGAAGGTGCCGCAGCAACACAGTTCTCAGACCTAGATGGTAACTACAAGTTATCAACAGGTGCTGTAAAGGATGCTGCTCTTACCCTTGCTGGTAAGAACATCCCACGTCTCGGTGAGACATACGTACAGTTCGTACACCCTAAGCAGTCACGCGATATCCGTTCGAACCCAGAGTTCATCGAGGTAACAAAGTACGCTGCTCCAGGAAACTTCATGCTCGGTGAAATTGGACGTCTATACGACGTAGTATTCATCGAAACCACACAGGTTAAGAAGTTGGCTGTTAACGCTTCTTATACAACTTCAACAAGCGTAGGAGTTCCTGCGTCTCAGATTGAGGTTCCTGTTAAGGCTAACACTCGTCCAGGTTCAGGCGGTAACCCAGAGTCTGCAGATTTCACTGCTGAAAAGGGTTACTTAACTTCTGCAACTGGTAACGGTGCTGAGGTTTACGAATCAATCATGATTGGTGACAATGCATTTGGTCACGCAATCTCTCTCCCAGTTGAACTTCGTGATGGTGGTGTTCTTGACTTTGGTCGTGAGCACGCTCTTGCTTGGTACGCAATCTGGGGTCTAGGTGTTATTACAGACCAGGCTATCGTCAAGGTCTACACCAACTAGTAATTAGCAGTACCGTCTGGGGGTCATACTCCTTCTTTGACCCCCAGACACAACAACCAACATTCTTAGGAGAATAAACACCGTGGCAAATAAAGCAACAAGTCCATTGGATGCAACAGGAGTTGCAGCCGAGAAAGCAGCAAAAAAGAATGCTGCTGAATTAAAGAAGCGTCAAGAAGAAATTTCTATCGCTAACCAGTTAGAGGCCGAGAGCCTAGAGCGAGATGTATTTGACCCAAAGAAACCCGATGCTCCTCTTGTATTAGATGACATTGAGGATGTTGGAGTTTCGGTGTCGAATGAATACGTAGTCATTCGAACCGTCACCGATATTGATGACATGACATTCGGTGTCGTAAATGGGACTCCGCAAAGTTACTCTTTTAAATCAGGTGCTAAGTACCGTGTTCCACGGCACATCGCTGATTACCTAGAGCAACTTGGATACATTTGGCGGCCTAACTAAGCCGTCACAAGTAGTCCAACCCTCAACTGGTTCCCGCCCTCCTCCCAGTTGGGGGTCGGACCTTTTTTGCGCTGTTAAATCTCCGGTTACAAGGGACAATACTTACAACTTATTTTCGGAGGTAGTGTGGCGAGTTTAACTAGCCTTGGCAGTCGTCTCAGATATGAGATTGGCGATATCCCCAAGTCCTTCGTGTATCAATTTACAGCCGATGGAACTACTAACCGTTTTCTTGTTCCTTACTCGCCTCTTGATGGCGCGAATCTTTCTATTATTCAAGACAACGTAAATGTGTCAGATGATGTTGAGGTAGAAGAAGCCACTGGCTACATAGTTTTTGACACAACACCTGCTGATGGCGACGTTATTGTTGTCGCTGGCAATTACTTT